CTTCATGTGCAATTGGATAATATGCAGACCATCCATCTACGGCTACAGCAATACCTACAATATTGCCATGACCCATTATTGCACCAGATCCTCTTGATTTAAGATCTGGATCTTTAGTTTCTAAATCTATTGCAATATATTTATATCCTTTTAAATCAGGAAAATTTTCTGGACAAATCCATTCTTTCTGAGCTTCAAACATTTACATTAATACCATTATTAAAAAACAATATACACACAAAACTGTAAATAAACCTAAATCAAATATTACCATTCTTCTACGTTTCATCTTTGTAATCCCTTTCTATAATCATTTGTATATAATGAATTGCTTTTAACAAATCTTGTTTCTTTCCTTTGTCTTGATGCCTGCAAATATATTTAATTGCATTACCTTCCGCAAACAGTATCTTATTTTTATTTATAAAGCTAGAAGGTTGTATTTTATATTTTTTATAATGACTTCCTCCTATTTGTTTAAAAAATGTCTTATTGTTCATAGTATTGGTTCTCCTGGTATATAGTTATAAAAATCATTTATATCAGGTTGCATGATATAAAGATTTTCTTTTGCACGTGTTACACCTACAAAAAATAATCTGTGTTCAGGATCAGCTTTTCTTAATGCAGATTCATATATAGTCCTTTCTATTCCTGTAAATAAAACTACATTTTCGCATTCTTCACCTTTGACACCATGTATTGTAGATACTTTAATTTTTGCAGGTTTAAATAAATCATCACCGTTTTCTAATAATGCTTTCATATATAATTTTGAATCTTCTTTTATTTGTAATTGTTCCCAGCTTCCCGTCACTTTTAACCCGTGATTCATCATTAGATCATCAATGTCTACATAATCTACAACGTCTAAAGATTTACCCGTTGAAAAATTTTCTTTAATTAAACCTGCTTTAACTGTTAAATATTTGTAAATTTTTTTAGCTTCTTCAGCCCCGACAGTTGCACCTTGATTTAATCTTACCCAAACTCTATAAGCTTCCAATAATTGATTTGGCAATAAGTTATTGATTTTACTATCAAATCTAAGGTTTAAAGATATTAAATATTCTTTAATTGGGTCTAACATTTTATTAGTTCTAGTTATAATCATCCATTCGTCTTTATTAAAATTTAAATTTTCTATTGATTCATTTTGATAAACTTTTCCTTCTGCATCTCTTGGAAGCCACGTTTTGATCATTCTATTTTCTATGTTGCCTAATATGCTTAAAGCCACTTTATGTACAGCCCTTGGAACCCTTTGTGATTCTATTCTAGGATCCATTTCTCCTTTTAAATTTATAAATATATTTTCATCAGCGCCTTGAAACGTATAGATAGTTTGATCGTCATCCCCCGCAATGTATGATCGTTCACATTTTGATTCAATGTAATTGAACATATCCCATTGCAGAGGATTCAGATCCTGCGCTTCATCAAGAAAGACAGCGTCGAGAGAGGGACACTTATCTTTCTCAATAAACTGTTTAATCATATCAGAAAATTCAACCATATTAGTTTGTTCTTTGTATGATTTTAAATCTGCTTCAATTTGTTCTGTTAAATATATTTCAACAGAATATTGTTTATCTAATTCATGAGCTGCATCAAGTATTGAAAGTTTTTTGGCTCTTGCATACTCAATAATTTTCATATGATCATTTTTATATTGAGGAAAACCAAATTCATTAGTTTCATAATCAAAATTTAAATCTTTACATATTTGTGAAAAATTTTTAAATGCATTCCACTTATCATCTATTAATAATTGCACGTTAGTGTCTATGTTTAATTGTTTTGTTCCTAGTTTATGCATGGTGCATACATATGGAAAATCTTTTTTAAGATCTAATCTTGGAAATACAAGTTGTATTCTTTTTTTGGATTCTACATCCGCAGCGTTACTAAAAGTAATATATGCAATTTTTTTAGTAGAAGTTTTATATTCTTCAATTTCTTTTATTAAATATTTATTTATCAAATGATATGTTTTACCTGTTCCTGGAGGACCTGGTATTATTATTCTTTTCATTTAAATGCAGGATCCTTCATCTTATGAATTTTAATAGTAGGTTTATTAGGTTTTTCTAATTTTTCATTTGGCATCACCACCACTCTCGCGGTGCTTTTTTCAATTCTTATTATTTTTTCTTCTGCTTCAAATAAATTTTTTAATAATGTAAATGTTTTTTCTTTACTTTTTGACCAAGATTGTATTTTTTTTATATGGGACCAAAAAGCATTCCATTTTATATAAGCATTTTTTTCGTCTATGTAAGGAATTCCTTTTGCAACATCTTCTAATGATTTACCATTAGATTTATGAATATAATTATGAACTATATCTTTTATTTGAGTTTCAAGTTTTAATGAATCTGGAGCATCTAATAATTCTAATTTTAAAAATAGTTTAGCTAATTGTTTTCTCCACATCATTTTTCCAACAGGAAGCAATGGTAATGATATTTGATTCATACACGCTACAGAAAGTCTGTCGTACTCATGTAAAGTGACATCATCTAATTCAACAGTTTTACCATCTATAGTTAAAAAATATATTGGAGGATCAGATAAATATTTACTTAAGCCAGTTATTTCAGGAGCTGGAATATCTTCTCCAACACCAAATTCTTTTTTAGAACATGTTTTAGCATTACAAAAATCAACAATTGGTTTATCTTTACATTTATATTTATAATCATGTTTACCAACAGAGACTATTTTTTTTAAAATTATGTCATGAGTTAACGGAGGACGCATATACTTTTGATTATAAGTTTGCATCTTATCTTGCCATGAATCAGGATATCTTTTCTTTAAATAGACACCAATATTGTACATCATGTTGTCTCTATTGCCTTCTGGTATTCCATCTTTCAATAATGTTAAAAGACATGGAGGAGCTCCTTTTAAAAATTCATCTTCTATACTTTCTTCATTGATTTTTAAATTAAGTAATTCTTTTTCTGTTATAGAATGTTTATCATATAGTTTAAAAAAATTTTCTAACTTTAGTGGTTCTCCGTCATCATCAAATGCATATCGAATTGATTTATCACTACCATGATAGGGAACATTTAAAAAACTTCCAGTGTCTCCTCTATCTGCTCTAATGTAATCTTGTTTTGGAAATATTTCTGTCTTTGCGTGTCCTAAAACACCTGCAATCTTTTTTAATCTTTCTCTCATTAAACTTGCAGGAACAAATTCTTTTGTAAATAAAAATACGTGCGCACCTCCAGATTTAGATCTAAACAATATTAATGGAAATTTTTTATCTCTAATTTTTTTAATAAAAGATTTGTGATCAAAGGGATAAGTATCAATATCAATACATCCCCATTTACATTTATTATCCTCTCTTATTGGAACTATCCCTAAAGCAGGTTCTTCACCCTTTAAGTGTTTACTCCAAAGTAAATCAGTTACATTTTCTTTTTTAGTAAAAGACTTTGCCTCATGTTTACCATTTTCAGATAATTCATCTGTAATTTTTGTTTGACCATAAGCTGTTTGTAGGCCGGCAAATACCTCTTTAAATCTCTCTAGCATCTAACTCTCTCATGTATGGGGGTGATATTTCTATCACCCCGTTTAGTATTACTTATTGTTTGCTAAACTTTGATAGAATTGTTTTGCTCTTTCATAGATAGCCACATCACTTACAGGACCAACTTTTACAACGTTGTATCCATACCATTGATTTCCTTTTCCAGAATTCAATACAGTATTTATTTTGTATACATGACTAAATGAAGATGGTGTGTATGGACCATTTTTACCATCCATAGTTATTGACATCATCATTGCATTCCACTTTCTACTAATTTTACCTTGAGATGAACTCATAGATATAAGTGCAGTTTCAGTAGAACCATTATCCACTATTAAAACAAAATGTTGACCAACTGTAAGAATGTAATTACCATTTGGTAATCTGTCTTTACCCATTTGATCTTTTGTAGTTTTAGTCAAAATATCAGATGTGTCTGGGTATATTTGTTCTGGTCTACCAGATCCTGTACCAAAATCAGACCATTCTTGATATTCAAGTTTATAATGACATGGAATAACATTTATTCCTTTTGTACCATCATAAACTTTTTTTGTTACTGTGTTCAATAACATTCCTGGTTCAGCGCCATCCACATAAGCTTGATTTCGCTTTTGTCCTTCTGCCGATCCATTTTGTAGTAGTTTTAAGATAGGTAAAGCAACACTAGTATTTTTTACATTCTCAAAACCTGCATGTGCATCGTTTTCAAACAATATTGATGAAGGCAATGGCGCAGCTTTTTTATTTGCCACTTGTTTCTCGTTTCTCGCTTCTTGCATCGATTATCTCCTTGTTATTTTTGTCTGGTTACCTGCAAACGTTTTAAATAGATCAGAGGGCATATCTTGTCCAGATTCGATACGCTCTCTGACCACAGCCTTGAGTGTCTGGGAATGAACACCTACCTTCTGGACTGGTTCATAACCCTGACCTCGTGCAAGGACAGCATATTGTGCCGCCTTGTTATCTTCGCCACGACCAAAGGTAACAGTGATATCGTTTTTAATGATATCACCTAAGCCGTTGTTACGAAGCCATGTAAAAGCTTGTTCCTGAACTTCAGGAATAATAGATGCACTATAGAAAGGTTTTACTTCTACAGATTCACCATCTTTTAGCTTTAATTTTGTAATGTGCATTTCCTGCATCATGGCAGGAATTTCTACTTGAGAAAGTATACGTGCTTGTTCTTTTAATTTATTTACACTTTCTTCCGCGTTTAAAATTTCGTCTTCTAAATCTTTTAACTTTAAAACTTTATCAGATAAAGTTTTTGCAGCATCAATTTGTGTAACTGATTCTACTCGGTCTTCTTCAAAATTTATTGTCATATTTTTATCTTTCTATTCTGTATATTATAATCCTTTAAATTATTAATGTCAAGTGCTTGTTTCAGATTTTTGATACAAGTTAATTTCAATTGGATAATATCTCCTTTCTTGTTTATCCCATTTTAATAATTTATATTTACCATTGGTTATATCAGAAACGATTGAACAGGCAACTCCTATTATTGCAGGATCACCTGTAAGTAGTAAATAATCTTCTGAGGTGTAATCTTTTAGCAACTGTCGTAACTTAAATACAACAGGTCCTGCACTTAATATAATTTGTGCATTTTCTGGAAGCAGAACTTTTAGTGAACCGAATTGTGAAGCTCCGATAATATTTATCTTGGGTCTTCCTTCTCTTGTGCCTGGCACATCTTGAATAACATAAACTTTATTTTTTTCCATTCTTGACATCTTCTACATTAATCTATATATGTTTTCAATAGAAAGAACTAACTATTATACATGCATTATAAGTTTAAGACAAAGCCATTTGCACATCAATTAAAAGCATTAGAAATGTCTTGGGATAAGAAAGTATTTGCTTATTTTATGGAAATGGGGACCGGTAAGTCTAAAGTATTAATAGATAATATGTCAATGCTTTATGATAAAGGTCTTATAAATGGCGCTTTAATTATAGCACCTAAAGGTGTTTATAAGAATTGGTTTGATTCTGAAATACCAATTCATATGCCAGATCATGTAGAAAAGAAAATGGTCTTATGGGAATCCACTATAAGTAAATTTAAAGAAAAAGAATTAAATTTATTGTTTAAATCAGACCATGATCTTCATATTTTAATTATGAATGTAGAGGCATTATCTACTAAAAAAGGAAAACAGTTTGCTCAAAAGTTTTTAAATTGTCATAAAACTTTAATGGCAATAGATGAATCTACTACAATAAAAAATCCAGGAGCAATTAGAACTAAATCTGTGATAGATTTAGGTAAAAATGTTGCATATAAAAGAATTCTTACAGGATCACCTGTAACTAAATCTCCATTAGATTTGTTTACACAATGTGTTTTTTTAGACCCATGGTTGTTAGATCAACAGTCTTATTATAGTTTTAGAACTCGATATGCATTAATGAGAAAAATTATTGTTAATGGAAGACAAATAGAAATTGTAGTGGGTTATAGAAATCTTGCAGAACTTTCAGAAAAAATAAAACCATTCTCACACAGAGTTTTAAAAGATGACTGTTTAGATTTACCACCTAAAACTTACATGAAAAGAACTATACAATTAACTGAAGAACAAAGAAAAGTTTATAAACAAATGAAAGAGATTGCACTTGCAACATTAAATGGAAAAATAACCACAACACATAATGTCATAACTCAATTAATGAGATTGCATCAAATTACTTGTGGTCATTTTAAATCTGACGATGGCCAAATACAAAAGATTGCAAGTAGTAGATTAGATGAATTAATGGATGTTCTATCTGAAATGGAGGGTAAAGCTGTTATCTGGGCCCATTATAGATATGACATAGAAGTTATTGTTAACGCTATTAAGAAAGAATATGGAGATAATTCTGTTGTAACTTATTATGGAGATACGTCTACAGATGATAGACAAAAAGCAATTACAAAAATACAAGATCCAAATAGTCCAGTAAGATTTATTGTAGGTACACCTCAAACAGGTGGATATGGAATTACATTAACAGGTGCATCAACAATGATTTACTATTCTAATGGATATGATTTAGAAAAACGCCAGCAATCTGAAGCACGTATTGATCGTATTGGCCAAGAAAAACCAATGACATATATTGATATTATTGCAGAGGACACTGTAGATGAAAAAATTGTAAAAGCTTTACGAACTAAGGTTAATATTGCAACTCAAATTATGGGAGAAGAATTAAAGGAGTGGATATAAATTTCCACTCCTTTTTGTCATAGATATTATTTAATATCTACTTTAATACCTTCAATTTCTTTTGGTTCTTTGTAACCAAGTTTAATTTTAAGTAGACCATCTTTCATTTCAGCTTCATCAACTATTACATCTTTAGCTAATTCAAACTGTTTGAAAAATTTTCTAAATGCTAGACCTTTTTGTACATAGTCTACATTTTTGTCTTCTACTTTTCCTTCTATTGTTAAGATACCGTCTTTAACTTCTACAAGTATATTTTCTTTGTTGTAGCCAGCTAAACCAATTTCTAATCCGTACTTACCTTTTGAATATTTTACTACGTTGTAGAAAGGA